TCGTTGGATAGGTACTACAACGAAGTTGTCAAATCAAAATCTAAAAGGAAGGTGCAATCATGAAAGACATGGGAATTGTTCACGGCAACGGTGAACAGGCAAAAGCAGTGATTGTCGGCGTTGATACGGTATATGTTCACACCGACATTCAGAAGGTCGAAACAGACCACAACGGAAAGGCGGTGGAAGATTTGTTTTCCTATCACGAAGTGCAATATTCCAAAGACGAATACTTGGATTTGATGATGAAGGAAAACGCAGCCTTGAAGGAAAGCATCACCGACACGCAAATTGCGTTGTGTGAAATCTATGAATCGATGGGGGGTTAAAGCGATATGGCGAAGGTTTATGCAGATTTGATTCGCAAAGGCATCAAGACCATTGACGATGTTCCGGTCAAACTGAAAACAGCCGTTGAAGCGTTGTTGGCAGAACAGTGATTTGACCGCCCGAATCCTGCCCCACGCTCGGCAGGATAAGCGAATGGGGGTGCGGTTGAACATTCACCCTTGCGAAAATAAAAGCCGTCAGAAGGGCGATTTTGCGCCTTAAACGGCAATATTTCAAAAGGAAGGTAAACGACAACATGACAACAGAAATCATTGTGGCATTGATCACACTGGTCGGAACGCTCATCGGAACATTTTCGGGCATTGTGGTCGGGACAAAGTTGATCAATTATAGGATTGAACAACTTGAAAAGAAGGTTGACAAACACAATCAAGTAATTGACCGTGTTTATAAACTGGAAAAACAGGATGCAGTCCACAACGAAGAAATCAAAGTGGCAAATCACCGCATTGAAGATTTGGAAAGACTGCAAGAAAAATCAACATCTAAAAAATAAAAGGACGGTATTCAGAAATGAAAAAAATTGATTGGAAATCAAAACTGACAAGCAGAAAGTTTTGGGCAGCGATTGTTTCCGCTGCTGCTTCGATTGCAGTTGCATTCGGCGCAGGGGACGGCACGGTTGCCCAAATCACCGCCATCATTATGGCAGGCGCAACGGTGATCGCATACATAATCGGGGAAGGCTTGGTCGATGCAAGCAGGAACAAATCCGAAACAGACAAGACCGAAACCGACACTGCAAAGACCGATGCAGAGCAGAAGGAAGATGTGACCGGCAAGACTATTGACGAAAAATCCGACACGCCTTCCGAAACGGCAAGCACCCCCGAAAGTAAACAAAATTGTGATTGATACTAACTTGATACTATTTTGTTACTAACGCAGGGGTTTTTGCCCATTCTTGCAGGGTGAAAATCTTGAATTTTAGACCGAAAAATGTGCTTTTAACCCCCTATCAGGCACTTGAACTTTGAACTATTCTGTGATATAATAATTCTACAATACGCAAAAACCCCCGAAATACCGTCAAAAAGCGGTGTTTTCGGGGGTTTTTTCCTTTTCGTGTTACTAACCTGATACTAATTCAAAGTAGCAGACATATTGTGTCACGCAGTTCCTGAATGGTTTTGTGCGTGTAAACCCTTTCACCAGTGTCCTTCGATTTGTGTCCCATCAGAAGGTCGATGCACTTTTTGTTTCCGCCTGCGCTGTCAAGCCTTGACCGAAAGGTGTGACGGCATTCGTGGGGTGTGTGGGTCATCTGCAACCGTTCCATTATGTTGTTCCAAATCTTATAGTATAGTTGACTGCTGCAATGCTTGCCGTTCTTATTGCTGAATAGATATTCACCGCCTTCGGCGTACCGTGCTTTGACGAAGGGAAGGATGCGTGGATGAATGGGGACGATTCGGTTCTTTCCGCTGTCGGTTTTTGTTCCTGACATTATAGTCAGATTTTCAAGATCGACATGCGCCAGTTTGACGGAAAGCAATTCACTGATACGCCATCCCATATAGAGAAAGCACAGAACACTGTCGAACCAGGGGCGGTCTTGCATTTCCCAAACACGGTTGATTTCATCTTCGGTGAAGGGGACTTTGGTTGTTTCGGGAATGGGCGGTGCGGTGGTCAACATCGAATTGCACTTCACAATGATGTCAAGTTCCAGGGCGAATTTGTCAAGGTGTCCGAAAAGGTTCTTGATTGCCCATTGCGTGGAATATCCACAACCGCAGTTGTCGATGCAGTCTTGCATCTGATAAGCCTTCAATTCCTTATATTTCAACTGATAAACCGAAGTGCAGTGCTTCCACGCCGATTTCAGCGAAGAAACAGAACCTTTTTTCATCTTCGGGAAGTCACGGTCTGACCACATGTGATAGACTTCCAACACCGTGATTTTGTGAAGGTCAATGTCATAGGGATTTCGATTGAATTCGGCAAGCAACATCAGACCTTCTTCCCTGGTTGCCGTATAACCGATTGACTGATAAATCGGATGACCCTTTTCGTTCCATCCAACAGTTTTCCTGACTGCGTATGGGTGCCGTCTGCATCCTGATAATTTGACTACTGTTCCATAGCCATTCGGGTTTTTCATTATAAACACCATCCTTTTGTGTTGATTTTTTCGTTGAATGGTGCTATAATAGAATAGACCATTCAAAGTTTGAAGTTGACCGCTTTTTAATTTTGATTTGGTTTTCAACCTTGAACCCTGGGAATTGCAGTTCCTGGGGTTCTCTTTTTATGTAACAGGTAACAAGTAACACTTGATTTTCTTATTCTCTTTTTTATAGGCGAATGTGAAGTGGACTTTTATTGACTTCTTAAAAACCTATTTTTCAAGCAAAAAGAAAACTGTTACTTGTTACTTGTTACTTGTTACTTGTTACTTGTTACTTGTTACTGTGATTTTAATTTGTCAAGTTCATTTTCATACGGTGCAATGTAAACAAAATCAGAATTTTTGCTATTGTGACAATGCATCCACATATCTTCGAAATATTTGATGAAACATTCACCTTTTGATTCGCATTCTGATTTGAAGGAATAGAATGTTGCAATTAGGCGTTTCAAACCTTCGATTCGAAGTTGTTTTTCTTTTACTGGGGGAAGTGTCGCTGCGATAGAAGTCATCTGTTGTTCTTTTGACTTCAAATAATCCTTGTGTTTGGCATACCACCCGAAAGGCAGTTCACCATTTTCAAGTTTTTCAGCATTCACAAAAGTTGTTTGGGGTGCTGATTTTTTCTTTCCGAAGTTGAATAACCCCATCATTGATCACCATCCTTTTTCTGATATTTTTCTATTGCCGACAAATCGGACAATGTGTCAAGTGCTTTGGTTTGACCTTGTTTATTTAATTGAACAAAAAATTGCATGAGTTGTGAAGCATCCTTTCCAAAAACATCTTGAATGCATTCAAATATTTTGATTTCTTTCTTCAAGATGTCGGTACAATGGCAACTGTCAAAATCTTCCCAAAGTTCTTCTCTTGCAACTTCTTCCGATTCACCAACTAAATATGCAACAGTTGTTCCCAACACTTTTGCATAAAGTTTCAAATTTGAATAAGTGATGCTATTGATACCCAGTTCAATTTTATTGATTGTTGATCTTGAAGAAGGGGAAGTGTAACCAACACGCTTTGCAAGTTCTTCTTGTGACCAGCCTTTTTGCAGCCGAAGTTCTTTGATGCGGTTGCCGATCATTTTCTTTTCCGCATCTGAATATTTGCTTTTTTCCATAAATTAACCATCCTTGATGTGTTTTCCGGTGAATGAACAAAGATATTATATATCATTGTGGATTAAAAATCAAGTTTTTATGAAAAAGTTTCGGAAAATCAAAAATTTTTTCTGAAAAACTGTTGACAAACAATCTACACAGTGCTATACTGTCATTGTCGATTAAAAATCAACACAAAACAAACCACCCGAACGGTGAAAGGACTGGTGAAAGAATGAACAACATCACGAAAGGATTACAGAAATTTTTCAGGGGCAAGCAAACCTTCTATGCACTGGGTGAAAACCTTTACACGGAACAAGAACTTGTCATCATGGACGAAGAAAGGCAGAAGAAGGATGAACAAAGGGGTTATTCCGACAGAATGGCGCACTGCTATGATAAGTGGTACAGGTACAACCGCAGTGACAATGGCGCAGCCTATGACCGTGGCGTTGTCCGTTGTGTGAACGAAAAGCACAGCAAAAAATGGTTGGAAGAAGATGAAGGCTTCTACATCATTGAATGTGAGAATTGAAAGGTGGTGTGAAATGAAAAAGTTCAAAAATTTTGGCTATAAACAGGAAACGATTGAAGTCAGAGAAATCAGCATGGGAAATTTGGTTCACATAATTTGCCAGGCGTTGATTGCGAAAGACAAAAAGGACATGGAAATCAGAATTGTTGATTGCTACGCAGGCGAAGTCGATGTGTACAACGGAATGGAAGATTTGTTGATGCAGGACTTCATCTTTGATTGGAAGGTCAACGCCTATCAAATTGAATGCTTACATAACAACAAAACCGACAAAGACTTTTTGAAGGTCATTATTGCAGACAATGTGAAAGGCGGTGAATTATGAACAAAGAAATGAAGATGACGGTCAAGAAATCTGAAATGATTTTGTACTGTGACAACTGCGGTGACAAGGATCGGGATTTCTATGAAATCAATGATGAAGGTGGCAAGTGCATTCTTCATCTGTGCAAAGATTGCCTGATGGCGTTGCTTGAAGCGATAATCAAGCGTGACTAATAAAAGGGGGTGATGAAAGTGAAGGTGTTTGATGTCCTTTCGACAATGAATCCCGATGCACTGACAAGTATTCAACTTGAAACCTTTTCCGAACCGATTGCGTTTGGAAAAGTAGGTGCAATCAAATTGAATCCGAAATTTGACAGATTCGAAGTTGAAAGAATTTATCCCGAATATTACAAGGGAAATATGCAGACCGGCATCACGGTCATTGTCAAAGCGGTAGCAGGTTGAAAACCAAATCGGAATGAGTGCTGCAACACGAATTCCAAAAATTAAAAAGGACGGTATTTTTATATGAAGGATTATTTCATCGGAAGGGGATTTCTTCATCCCGAAAAGTTGAAGATTGCGGAAAAGTACAGGGGCAAGTCTTTGGTTGATGCGGAAGGCGCAACCGAACACAAAGGCGTTTTGGAAATCCGCCTTTGCCCCTATATGTATTATTGCATGTTACACGGTCAGATGGGGTGGGGAAAAATGAAACCCGAAGAACGCCCCATTCGTGAAGCCTGGGTGAAGGACGGCATCTTGAAAGATACAAGCATTCCCGAATTCACTGCGAAAGGCAAGAAGTTCGTTGAATATGTCTTGAAATGGGCATATCCTGTGGACTACGCCGAAATGGTTCTGACGAAATAGGCGGTGCGGACATGGCAAACCAAAAATTGACCCACACAATAGAATGGGAACAGATCGGTGGCAATTACCGCATCATCAAGTTGACAGGTTCGAAGCGACAACCAACGCTTGACGAAGCAAGGGAATATTTGCGTGAACATCATCTTCCCGAAGAAATATGGTGTTGTGGTTTCTATAATAATCAGGAAGCATCGGACGGATATTTTGATGAATACGAAATCAACAAAACTTTGACTTTGTACGAATATGCAAAGTACAAAGAAGGTGGATGTCCGATATGCGGACAGGCAATCGACCTGTACAAACAAGCGGAAAAATGCCCTTGTTGTGGCAAAGAATGGGGGTGACAACATGGTGAAGTTGCTGTCATTATTCAGCGGAATAGGGGCGTTTGAAAAAGCCTTGCAGAACCTTGACATCCCTTTCGAACTGGTTGCTTATTGTGAAATAGACAAGTATGCAAGCAAGGCTTATTCGGTACTGCACAATGCACCCGAATCAATGAACCTGGGGGACATCACGAAGGTTGACGAAACCACCCTTCCGACAGACATTGATTTGATTACATACGGATTCCCTTGTCAGCCGTTTTCCACGGCAGGAAGGCAAGAAGGGTTCAACGATTCGAAGGGAAGGGGAAATCTGTTCTTCGATGCGCTTCGCATCATCAAGCATTGCAAACCCAAAATTGCGATTGCAGAGAATGTGAAGAATCTGACCAGTGACAAGTTCAAGACAGAGTTCAACACGGTTCTGAACGCACTGGATGAAGCAGGGTACAATTCAAGGTGGGCGTTGCTCGATGGGACAGACTATGCGATGCCACAGCACCGTGAAAGGGTTCTGATCGTCAGCATTCGGAAGGACATTGACAACGGCATCTTTGAATTTCCTGCGCCGGTTGAATTGACGAAGTGCATGAATGACTACCTTGAAGAAACTGTTGATGAAAAGTATTTCGTTGACACTGAAAAGGCAAGGGCGTTGATTCCGAAGTTAAGGGAAAAACTGATTTCGAACACCATTCGGGGGGGGGGGTCGTGGAACGATAGACACCCAACACCAGTGGGACTTGGTGGTCGTTACCGTCAAGGGGTGATTGTCAGTCAGCAAGGAACGGAAGTCGAAAAATTGACAGACTGCGCCTGCACGATACTGGCAAGGGACTTCAAAGGATTCGGCAATCAAGGAATGAATGCGGTGGTGGAATATGAAATCAAATAAAGATATTTTGTGGGTCGGAAATGTCTGTCCGACAAAGACAAGGGACAATCCAAATCAAGGTCGGGTGTATGACCCGATGGGGGCGTGTCCTTCCCTGAACTGTAAGGGGGGGGTAATCGTGAACCGCACATGATTGTGAATGAAAGGGTGCGGAAGATGACACCCCTTGAATGCTTCCGCTTGATGGGATTTACAGACGAAGATTTCTTCAAAGTCCAAAAGGCATTGAATGAAACCTTCTACAAAGGAAGGGACAAAGCGAATACCCAGTTGTACAAAATAGCAGGGAATTCAATCATTGTTCCGATGCTCGAATATCTGTTCTGTCAGATATTCGATGACCAAAACGAAATTTGGGTCTAAATAATCAAAAAGGATGGTGAAAACAAAATGACGAACACTTTGAAGTTGAAAGCAGCGATTGCCGAAAGCGGAATGAACCAGGAACAAATTGCGAAAATGCTTGGCGTTTCACTTTCCACATTCAACTACAAACTGAACGGTGTTTCGGAATTCAAGGCAAGTGAAATCAAGAAGTTGGCGGAACTGCTAAAAATGAAAGACGAAACGATGGTGAAGATTTTTTTTGCCGACAATGTAGATTAAAAATCTATAAAGGCGGTGTTGAATGTTTGCAAGAAGAATGAAACAAGCGATGATTGACCAGGGAATCGCTCAGTCCGTTTTGTCGGATATGACAGGCATCGGAAGGTCAAGCATCAGTCAGTATTTATCAGGCAAGAACAAGCCTGGGCAAAAACATCTGTCGGCAATAGCGGAAGCCTTGAATGTGGCGGAAGCGTGGTTGACTGGGGAAATTGAAGAAGAAACGACAATCGGGAAGTATTCGAATTTGCCGATTGCGGTTGCAGCGAAACTGATGAACAAAAGCAAGCAGTTTGTCAGGGTCGGACTGCAACAAGGGAAACTTCCTTTCGGGTATGCTGTGAAGGTGGGCGGAAACAAGTTCACATATTACATATCCCCGAAGAAGTTCACAGAGTACACAGGAATTGCGGTGGGTTGAAATGGAACTTGACATCATTTACAACGAAGATTGTTTGAAGGGATTGAAGGAACTTCCTGACCATTCCATTGACCTGATTGTCACCGATCCGCCGTATTTGATTTCAGCAACCAACGGTGGCGGAACAATCAACAAAGTGAAGAAGTTGAACGAATCACTGAAAGACCTGACCACGGTTGACATCACCAAAGGATATGACATTGAACTTTTCAATGCCGAATTCGTCAGAGTGATGAAGGAAATCAACATCTATCTTTGGTGCAACAAAGTTCAGATTCCTGATTACTTCAATTTTTATGTCAACAGACTGGGTTGCAAATTTGACATCATCTGTTGGCACAAAACGAACGCACTTCCGACATATTCAAACAAATACCTTTCCGACACGGAATATTGCCTGTATTTCAGAAAGGGCAAGGGGAAGTGTTTTCCGCAGACCTACGAAGATGCAAAAACATTTTACATTGCGCCGATAAACCACGCAGACAAGAAACTGTTCGGGCATCCGACAATCAAACCCCTTGACTTCACGGAAAAGGTTATTCGGAACAGTTCAAGGGAAGGTGAAATCATTCTTGATCCTTTCTTGGGAAGCGGAACGACAGCCGTTGCAGCAGTGAACACAAATCGTCACTATATCGGGTTTGAACTCGATCCTGGCTATTTCGATATTGCTTGCAGCAGACTTGACGATGCAGAGAGAGAGAGAGAGAAACAAAAAATCATCATAATCGTGTTGCTGATAATGGCAACCGGAAGGAGTAAAAGAAGATGCAGAAATTATTGACGATTGACCAAATAGGCAACCACGGAAAGTTGTCAGTGGTCAGAACAGACAAGGGTGAATTGTTGCTTGAACACGCAGGCAATTTGTTCACAGAAGCAGGACTTGCAATGGAAACGGTGAACTATCCCGAAGGGGAACAGAATTTCATCAAAGGCATCATCAAGTTTGCGAAGAAGTTCCACGAAAGCATTCCGCCGAAGTTGAAGAAATGCCCCTTCTGCGGACATACGCCCAAACTTGAACCGAACGGTGATCAATTCATCGTTGAATGCGATTGCGGATGTGTGGTCGGTTCGTTCGATTCGAAGTGGGATGCAGCTGCTTCCTGGAACACTCGCACCAACAAAAGGGGGTGACCACCGTGCAGTTGTACAAACACCAAACCGAAGCACTGGCGCAGACAGAGCAGTTCAACCGTGTCGGGTACTTCCTTGACATGGGACTGGGGAAAACCTTTGTCGGTGCAGAAAAGATGATGGACTTGGGGAAGCGTGTCAACCTTTTGGTTTGTCAGAAGTCGAAGATCGATGACTGGGTTGCCCATTTCAAAGACAACTATGGTTGCGCCGTGTTTGACCTGACGAACAAAACGGATTTGAACTACTTCATGGAATGCGCCGTTCCCAAAGACCCGAACGCAGGGACAGTTCCGTTGAACCGCAGACCACGCATATTTGGCATCATCAACTACGAACTGATATTCCGCAGGGACGAATTGAAGAAACTTTGTGACTTCACCCTGATGCTTGACGAAAGTTCGATGATTACAAACCCCACGGCAAAACGGACGAAATTTGTTCACGATTTACACCCCGAAAATGTCATTCTTTTATCGGGTACGCCGACAGGGGGCAAGTACGAAAAATTGTGGTCGCAGTTGAAGTTGCTTGGTTGGAAAATCAGCGAAGATGCCTTCTTCAAGAACTATGTCGTGACCGAATGGATTGAAGATGATTCGGGTTTCAAAATCAAAGTCATTCGTGGCTACAAGAATGTGGAACGCCTGAAAGACAAATTGCGACAGCATGGTTGCATCTTCATGAAAACCGAAGAAGTGTTCGATTTGCCCGAACAGATTGAAATTCCGATTTGGGTTGAACCGACAAAGGACTTCAAGAAATTTATGAAGGACGATATGGTCATTCTGTCGGACGGCGTGGAACTCATCGGTGACACGAAACTGACCAAAAGACTGTATTCAAGGCAACTGTGTGGGCAGTACAACGCCGAAAAGATTGCAGCGTTCAAAGACCTGTTGACTTCCACGGATGACCGCTTGATTGTGTTCTATAACTTCAACGAAGAATTGTTCAAGTTGACCGAAATTGCGGTTGAAATGGAAAGACCGGTGTCGATTGTAAACGGCAAAACCAAAGACCTTGAAGCCTACGAAACAAGGGACGATTCAATCACCTTCGTTCAATATCAGGCAGGGGCAATGGGACTGAACTTGCAGAAGGCAAACAAAGTCATTTACTTCACATTGCCCGAATGGTCGGACTTATACGAACAGAGCAAGAAGCGAATCCACCGCATCGGACAGAAAAACAACTGCATTTATTATCTGATGCTGTGCAAGCGCAGTGTGGAAGATGGACTGATTCTTCCGACACTGAAAATGCGAAAAGACCTGGACGATGATCTTTTCGAAAAATACGAAAATCAATTCAAAAAAGGACGGTAAACAAAATGATTAAATGCGAAAACGAATGCTTGAAAGGCAAATTCGAAGGGTGCTGTTTCGTTTGTCCCTTCAAAGACGAATGTGACGAAGCGTGTGACAGCAGACCCGACATTTGCAGTCAATCCATCTATGACGAAAGCGCAGGATTGATTGCATTCAAGGACAGTTCCGTTGCGGTCATCAAACAGGTGTGCGACATCTGCACGGCAAAAAAGCAACTGGAAGAACAGGAAAAAGCCTTGAAAGACCAAATCAAACAGGCGATGGAAAAGTTCGGCGTGAAGAAGTTCGAATCCGAACAGTTGACCATCACCTATGTTGGCGAAACAACGGCAGTTTCGGTTGACACTACGAAGTTGAAAAAACTGCATCCCGACATTGCAGAAGAATGCAGCAAGACCAGTGTCAAATCCGCCTACATAAAAGTTGAAATTGCAAAGGGGGTGAAGTGATATATGAGTGTGCCGGTTCAAGTCACGCTGATTGTCTGCCTGACAGTCGTTGCGTTGGCTATCATTGCAAACTTATTCAAAAGGAAGTGACACCATGCCGAAAGAAAGATGGAAAGTTGTCGAAGGTCATCCGAACTACAAGGTCAGCACTTTGGGCAGGGTGATGAACGGCAAGACAGGGAAACTTCTGAACCCCTATGACGATGGGCAAGGTTATCTTCGGGTTAAGGTTGACGGATGCAATGCAAGACTTCACATTTTGGTCGCAACGGCGTTCTGTTCGCACCCCGAAGGCAAGAACATTGTCAATCACAAAAGGGGCAAGAAACACGATTGCAGGGCTTCACAACTCGAATGGGTCACGCAGTCGGAAAATATCCAACACGCCTGGAACATTGGTCTGTGCGGAAGGGGGGGGGTAAACGGAAATGGCAGCAGAAAAAAACTTTGAAAACAAGGTGAAAAGATACCTTGAATCAATCGGGGTTTATGACCTGGGAACAGGTGCTGACAAGATGAAGGTTGCGCCCTGTGGATATTATGAAAAGCGTTGGGGCGGTGGTTATTCGAAGGCAGGGTTGCCCGATATGCACATTGTGGTGTGCGGTGTCAACCTTGATGTTGAACTGAAAGCATCCAACGGCAGACCGTCAGAACTGCAAAAACAAAAGATTGTGCAAATCAATCAGTCGGGAAGCATCGGCATCATCCTGTACCCCGAAGGGTTTGAACAGTTCAAAGAAATCATCAAGGGGGTGCAAGAAAAATGCAATATTCCCATAGCAGGGTTGAATGCTTTGAAAAATGCAAATTCAAGTTCAAAATGCGTTATCTTGACGAAATTGACACGATAGCATCCACAGAGCCTGACAACCCCCTGATTGTCGGAACGGCGTTGCACACAGGCATTGAAAAGGGTGTCGATGCAGCAATCGAAGAATATTTCATGTCGTTCCCGATAATTGACGAAGGTCACATCAACGAAGCAATCAAATTGGAATACCTGATTCCGAAGGCGAAAAAACTTCTTCCGCCTGGGGAATACGAAGTGGAAATCCAGGACGATGATTTCATCGGCTTCATTGACCTTCTTGCGCCGGCAACCGTGTTTGAAAGGGGCGTTGAAGTTCCGAACATGTTTGACATCTATGACTTCAAGTATTCGAACAATGTGCAGCATTACAAAGAATCGAAGCAGTTGCATTTGTACAAACATTTTTTCGAAAAGACACACCCTGGGAAGCACATCAGAAATCTGTTCTTCGTGTTCGTTCCGAAAAATAATTCGAAGCAGAAGAAGGACGAAAGCCTGACCGAATTCCGCAGAAGGATTGTGGAAGAACTCGGTCAGAAGGAAATCAAAATTGTCAAGATAGACTACCAGTCGGAAAGGGTGACCGAATGGTTTCAGGAAATCAAGACGATCAACGAAACGAAGGAATTTGAAAAAAATCCTTCATACCTTTGCAGATACTGCGAATACCAAAATTTTTGTGAAAAAGGAGATTCATTTATGTTGTTACCCAAAAATGAAAGAAGAAACATCGAAAAGGTGGAAAAGCGTGTCATTTGGATTTACGGTGCGCCTTTCAGCGGAAAAACCACCTTTGCGAACGCATTCCCCGATCCGCTGATGCTGAACACGGACGGCAACATCAAATTCGTTGATGCACCGTACATCCACATCAAGGACGAAGTGAAGGTCGAAGGCAGAATGACCAAACGCACCGCAGCGTGGGAAGCCTTCAAGGATGTCGTTGCCGAACTCGAAAAGAAGGGCAACACCTTCAAGACCATTGTCGTTGACTTGGTTGAAGATTTGTACGAATACTGCCGTGTGTACATGTGCGGTCAGATGGGAATCACCCACGAATCGGACGATTCCTTCAAGGCGTGGGATAAGGTCAGAACCGAATTCCTGAACACGCTGAAAAGGCTTGTCAATCTCGAATACGAAAACATCATCTTGATTTCGCATGAAGATACAAGCAAGGACATCACCAAAAAGGGCGGTGACAAAATCACGGCAATCAAGCCGAACTTGCAGGAAAAGGTCGCAAACAAAGTTGCCGGCATGGTGGACTTGGTTGCAAGAATCGTTGCAGACGGCAGTGTCCGCACCTTCTGCTTCAAGTCGAACGAAGTCATCTTCGGCGGTGGCAGATTGAAGGTCGATGCGAAAGACATTCCGCTTGATGTCAGCGCACTTTTCAGAGTGTATGACGAAGCGAACAGAAACGCAGCGAAGAAGGCAACGAACACGGCGCAGGGCAGACAGAAAGCGGTGCAGACGGAAGAACCCCAGGCGGTTCAGGCAACTACACCCACGGAAGCGGAAAAGCCGTCAGACGGCGATTCTGCGCCCCAGGAAGCGACATCCGAAACGGTGACGGAAACCGTGCAGGAACAGCCGACAAGAAGAACACGCAGAAGGGCAGAGCCTACAACGCCCGACAGCGTAACGGAAGCGAAGGGTGCGCCTGCCGAAGCGCAGAATGACAACACACCGCCCTGGGAAGGTAAACAGCCGATAGGCGAAATTGCGCCCCAGGAAACGGAAAGCAGCACCGAAACAACGCCGGTCAGAAGGGTCAGAAAATCCAGGTCGGCGCAGTAAAAACCAAATTCAAAAAACCAAAAAATCAAAATAAAAAAGGATGGTAAAAAATCATGGCAGACAAAAACAGCAACAACATTTGGGACAAGTTCGACCAAACGATTGACACCGCAGGTCTTGCGGAAGATGTCAAAACAGCAGCCGAAAACGGCGGTTCTTACAAGGAAGTGCCTTTCGGGGAATACGAAGTTGCAATCGACAAACTTGAACTGACGGCATCCAAAGCAGGTGACCCGATGGTCAGCGTTTGGTTCAAGGTCGTTGACGGCGAATTCAAGGGAAGCAGGATTTTCATGAACCAGGTGGTCACGCAGGGTTTCCAAATCCACATCATCAACGAATTCCTTCGTTCGCTCGATTCGGGCATCGACATCACCTTCGATACATACAAGCAGTACGGCAATTTGCTGATGGATGTTTTCGAAGCGGTCAACGGCAACCTGGAATTTGCGCTGAAATACAGCGAAGGGAAAGGCGGTTTCGCAAAATACGAAATCACGGAAGTTTTCGAACTCGAAGATTAAACGGCGGAAGGCAAAGGGGTGGGGTGTTCCATCTCACCCCCGAACCTTTTTGAAAGGAAGGTGAAACAATGCTTTTTTACGATTTCGAAGTGTTCAAATATGACTGGTTGGTTGTCGTTCTCGATATGCAGAACCGAAAGGAACATGTCATCGTGAACGATGCGGAAGCACTGGAAGCGTTATACGAAGCGAACAAAAACGAAATTTGGGCAGGCTTCAACAATCGGCATTATGACCAGTACATCTTGAAAGGCATCCTTTGCGGTTTCGACCCGAAGAAAATCAATGACTTCATCATCAAGAAGGATCAGCCTGGTTGGAAGTATTCTTCGATGCTCGGCAAAGTTCCCCTTCTGAACTACGATGTGATGTTGAACACCGACAGGGGTCTGAAAGCCTTTGAAGGGTTTATGGGACACAGCATCAAGGAATCCGATGTTCCGTTCGAAATAGACAGAAAACTGACGGAAGCGGAAATCAAAGATGTGGTGGACTACTGCCGAAACGATGTGCAGGAAACGATTGAAATTTTCCTTCAACGCATTGACGAATTCAACACCATGATGTATTTCATCAAGCATTTCAATCTGCCCATAACTTCGATCAGCAAAACCAAAGCGCAACTTGCAGCGGAAATTCTCGGCGGAAACCGCAAAGGGGAAACCTTCGATGACGAATTCGAATTCCCTTTGGTGGACTGCCTGGAACTGAAAAAATACAGGTACATTGCGGATTGGTACAAGAACCCCGAAAATCATGACTACAAGAAAAAGCAGGACGAAGTGATTGTTGCCGGTGTTCCGCACACCTTTTCGTGGGGCGGTGGTCACGGTGCAATTCCAAAGTGCCATCGGAAGGGCATATTCTTGATTGTTGATGTCACTGCCTATTATCCCAGTCAACAGAAACAATTTCATTTCGGTTACAGGGTAATGGATAAACCTGAAAACTTCGAATTCATCCACGACAGCAACATCGAATTCAAGCGGAAGGGTGACAAGAAGGCAAGATTGCCGTTCAAGATTATGGACAACGCCATTTCGGGGCAGATGAAACAGAAAGGTTCTGCGTTATATGACCCGATGTCGAACAACGCCATCTGCATCAACGGTCAGATGATGTTGCTTGACTTGGTTGAACATATCGAACCGTACAGCGCAACAATCCGCCTGATACAGAACAACACGGACGGTCTGATCTACGAACTTTTGGACTATGAAAACGATTTTGACATCCTTGACGGCATAGTTGCCGAATGGGAAAAGCGGACTGGAATGAAGATGGATTTCGACACATACTTCGGGGAAATCTTCCAAAAGGATGTGAACAACTATCTGATTGTTGACCGTGAAACTGGGGCGATTAAGTGCAAAGGTGCGTATGTCAAGAAGTTGTCTGCGCTCGATTATGATTTGCCGATTGTCAACAAGGCGTTGGTGAACTACATGATGAACGGCGTTCCGGTGCAACAGACCATCGAACAGTGTGACGAATTGAAGGAATTTCAACTTGTCAGCAAAATTTCAAACAAATACAGGTGCATTCTGCACGGTGACAGAGAAATCAAGGAAAAGTGTGTCCGCATCTTCGCTTCGAAGAAGGAAACCGATCCTGGCGTGTTCAAAGTCAGCATTCGCAGGGGCAAACCTGAAAAAATTGCAAACAGTCCCGAACATTGCTTCTTCTTCAATGAAAGCGTGAATGGGGTTAAATGCCCCACAGACCTGAACAAACAATGGTATGTGGATTTGGCAGAAAAAAGACTAAAAGACTTTGGAGTGTAAAAGGACATGGAAAAATTACGAATCGATTACAGAAACGAATCGGGGGGCGAATGCTTCATGGAATTGAACTGTGCGGTGTTCTTTCCCTGTACCAAAAGGGATGCGAAGATTGTGTTTCCGTTGGCGGTCAAAAATTGCACTTCCGAAACTATTCACGAATTGAAACAACACTTTGTGGATGCAAAGGAATTGTGCGAAGAAGCCTTGAAAACCTATTCCAAAAAGCATGCGGAATCTTCACAGAAGGCATCCGAAACCCTGGAACTTATTGCGACAGGGAAACACCCTTCGGGGGTAAAAGCAACGGCAGAAGAACTTTCGACAGCAAGGAACGATCTGATGTGGCAGAAAGCGCAGAGCAGGGAAAGCCTTGACGAAGTGAAGCGCAACCGCCGTTTGATTTCAAAGTACGCTGAAAATATTGAACTTTTAGAACAATACTTGGCGAAACAAGGGGTGTGACCATGTTTTTCAAGGGATATGTGAAAACAAAAAACAAGAAGTGCGTGGAAACCTTCAAAGGTCGGACGGATTTCAAAACCTACGATGAAGTGAAGGGATTGGACGAATTCGCAGGCATTCTTGCTTCGGATGCAATCTTGGTCGATGTTGACGATATGGAACAATCAAACCTATTGCTTGACATCTGCGAAGGTGAAAACATCCGCTGCAAAGTCCTTCAAAGCCGTTCAGGGATGCATTTCCTGTTCAAGAACAGCAAGGTTGACAAGTGCTACACCGAAACCAAACTGTCCTGCGGTCTGATTGCAGACATCAAATCGGGGTTCAAAAACTGCTATGAAGTTTTGAAAATCGAAGGCAGGGAAAGGGAAGTTTTGTACGACATTTTTGAAGATGAAGAATATCAAGAAGTGCCGAAGTGGTTGTTCCCCATAAAATGCAACACAGAATTCCTTGACATGAAGGCAGGTGAAGGGCGGAATCAGTCACTGTTCAACTACATACTGACATTACAGGCTAACGATTACAGCGTGGAAGAAGCAAGGGAAACCATCAGGATCATCAACAAATACATTCTGAAAGACCCTTTGTCGGAAAGCGAATTGGATGTGATATTGCGTGACAGCGCATTCCACAAACCGATTTTCTTCAAGGGACAAACCTTCCTTCACGACAAATTTGCAACCTACATCAAGAACAACAACCGCATCATCAAAATCAATGGGCAGTTGTATGTGTACAAAGACGGCATCTATGTCAGCGGACAGGACGAATTGGAATCCATAATGATTCAGCACATCCCCAGTCTGTCAAGGGCAAAAAGGTCGGAAGTCCTGGCGTACTTGCAAATTTTGATAATGGAAAACACCGAACCGGCGAAACCGAATTTGATTGCCTTCCGCAACGGCGTTTACAACATCGACACAGGGGAACTTCGGGCATTCAGTCCCGAAATCGTTCTGACGAACCGCATTCCCTGGGACTTCAATGAAAGCGCATATTCGGAACTGGCGGACAAAACGCTTGACAAGATTGCTTGCCACGACACGCAAATCAGAACGATTCTGAATGAATGCATCGGGTCTTGCTTCTACCGCTCGAACACACTTGGCGGTGGCAAAGCCTTCATTCTGACAGGTGAAGGTGCGAACGGCAAATCCACCTTCCTGACGATGATTCAAAACATCCTGGGCGAAGAAAACATTTCTTCCCTTGACTTGAAGGAATTGGATGCGAAGTTCCAAAACGCAGAACTGTTCGGCAAGTTGGCGAACATCGGTGACGATATTTCGGACGAATTCATTGTGAACGCATCGGTGTTCAAGAAACTGGTCACCGGCAACAGAATTCAGGTGCAGCGCAAAGGGGAAAGACCGTTCGAATTCAACAACCACGCAAAGATGCTTTTTTCGGCAAACAACATCCCCAGGATAAAGGACAAGACAGGTGCGGTTCTTCGCAGATTGCTGATTGTTCCGTTCGATGCACGGTTTTCGGCGGATGATCCTGACTACGATTCTGCAATCACTTATAAGTTGCAGGCGCAGGAAGTCATGGAATACCTGATTCAGTTGGGGTTGAAGTCCTTGAAGGAAGTCATCAAACGCCAGGCATTCACCGAATCCGAAAAGGTCAAGGTCGAAGTTGCCGAATACGAAGAAATGAACAACCCTGTCAAAGCCTTCCTGAACCACTGTGATGATGAAAGCGTTCAAATACTGAATGAAAGCGTGAATTTGGTTTTCGAAAAATATTCTACATTCTGCACGATGAACGGCTATCAGGCGGTGTCACAAACCGAATGCACGAAGCAAATCAAACGCCTTCGGGGATATGACACAAAACTGGTTAAGGTCAGCAAAAAATCATATCGGATTTATGTGTTGGCAGACGAAGGCGGTGCGAAATGACGGAATACAGTCTTTATTGCATCAAGGGATGTCCTATCGGAAAACCCAAATCGGAAGAATTTTTGAAGGCGAATAACAGTGGGATTGATGCTGCCATTGATATGCAGTTCTTTGTTGACAAGTGTGTCATGGCAGGATGCACCCACGAAAAAGAACGCCTTGAATACGACAAATCGAAAGGCGGTGACGGATAATGGGAAACGGAAACCGCAAAGCACAATACAAGCGCAGGAAAGAACGCTTGAAAAGCAGACCGCCGAAGCAGAAGGAAAAGTTTCAGTTGATAGACGGCAACTTGACCTTCTATCCGGTGGCGGAATGCAGACCACACAACGGATATTTGACCGAAGGTCTGATTGAAACCCACAGGTGCAGACAACGAAAATGCCCAGGGTTGAAACCATTGAAAAAGGACGGTGATCACAATGGATAGAGAAAAAGAAAACGCCCTTCGAATGCTTGACGGATGCATCTGTCGGTTAAGTGTGACGGACGAAAAGGAAGAAGCCTTCCGAATGTACTATTCCATGACGGTGTGGGCAGGGCAGATTTTGAATCATACGCTTCACCGCATCGAAGAACAGAACAAGCAGAAGGAACAAGACGAAGAAGGGGGTGAAGTGCATGTGCGAAGAACAAAACGCAAAAGACATTAAAGTCAAGGAAGATGACCGTGACCCCCTTGAAGGAAGGTGTGCGGAAATTGGGTGACACAATTCAGTTGCTTATAAATGCAATCAAGCCTATTGCGGACATCATGCAGATGGCGTTCAAAACGCTTGCAGAGCAGAAAGAAAAAGCACTTGCCAGTTGCAGCAAAAGGGTCAGACACCTTGCCCTGCACGGTAGAACGGAAAGGGTCAGGAAGAAAACTGGAAGCGTGTTTGGAAGGAATATATCAAGGGGGGTGCGCCATGCCGAAAGATTGGTCGGGGAATCAAAATAGCATCTACAAGACATTGGGTGCATCGAACCACACCGAAGGGGAAAGGCAATCGGATGACTACTATGCAACCGAACCGAAGGCAGCGGAACTTCTGCTTGAACAGGAAGATTTCCACCACACGATTTGGGAATGCGCCTGCGGTGAAGGGCATCTTGCAAAGGTATTCGAAGCGCACGGTCACGAAGTCATTGCAACCGATCTGATATATCGGGGATATGGTGACCCTGAACCGCTTGATTTCCTGAAAGACACACTGGACGATTTCGAAGGGGACATCATCACAAATCCGCCCTATAAGTACGCACAGGAATTCGTGCAGAAGGCGTTGGAAAGCGTAAAGGTCGGAAGGAAGGTTGCAATGTTCCTGAAACTGCAATTCCTGGAAGGGAAAGCAAGGAAAGAACTATTCCAAAAGACCCCCCCCGAATCGTTTATGTTTCAAGTTCAAGACTGCTGTGTGCTATGAACGGCGAATTTGACAAAATCACTTCCAGTGCCGTTGCCTATGCCTGGTTTGTATGGGAAAAGGGTTTCACTGGGGACACCACAATCAAGTGGATAAATTAAAACAAGGAAGGTACACGATTATGAATATACCACAATCAATCAAAATCGGTGGCAAGGTCTATCGGGTAGAAATCACCGACAACCTGACACTGGGCAAAGCGAATGTTTCCGCTGAAATAGATTTTGCGGAATTAGTCATTCGCATCCACCCGAACGCAAAGGGCAAAATGGAAGCGGACTTTCTTCACGAAATCGTTCACGGTATTCTTGACCATCTCGGATATAAGCATCACAGCGAAAAGAAGGTGGACGAATTGGCAAATGCCCTGTATATGGTCATCAAGGACAACCCGAAAGTGTTCGGGAAGTCGGGGCAGTAGTAGAAGGGGGGGGTAACAGGTAACAGGTAACAGATGTCTTTTTGCTTGAAAAATAGGATTGAAAAAAAAAATATTTTACTTTATATACAAAATTATTTTTTCGCCTATAAAAAGAGAATAAGAAAATTATGTGTTACTTGTTACTTGTGTTACTCATCGCAAATAGAAAAGGAATACGAAATATGACAGCGAAAGATTTTTTGAATCAGGCGTATTGCCTGAACAAGTTGATACAAAGTCATCAAAGGGAACTTGCCGAACTTGAAGAAATGGGGGCGTGTATATCGTCATCAAATCTGTCAGGTATGCCGTCAGGCAGCAGAAACACAGAAGCACCCTTTGTCCGCCAGGTCATGAAGAAAATTGACCTTGAAAATCAAATTAAACAGGAAATTGCAAACCTGATTGATTTGAAGAAACAAATTCACGATGCGATTGATGCGCTGACTGATCCGAAACAAAGGCTTGTCCTTCGTTATAGGTACATAGAATTTTTCCCCTGGGGACGAATTATTGACGAAATGAAGGATTCGTTCTATTCGGAACGGCAGATATACAGATTTCATTCCGAAGGTCTGAAAAATATAAAAATGACCGTGTGAACGGCGTTTGAAAAAGTTGTCAGTGCATGTCAGTAACATATATGTTATAATGCTATCGTCAAACAATGCGCTTGATTGAAAGAAATTTCAATCAGGCGTTTTTGTATGGCGCACGAACGGCAGACAGATTGTGTTTCAATTCTTCTTTGGCAATCTGTTCTGTCGTTTAGTCTTTGAAAAGGAAGGTGATGTCTTGTGACAGACAAACAGCGCAAATTTGCGGACGAATATCTGATTGACTGCAATGCTACAAGGGCATACAAGGCAGCCTATCCGCATGTGAAGAATGACCAGGTTGCAAAGGTCAATGGGTCAAGATTGCTGACAAATACTAACCTGAAAGCCTATATTGACGAACGCCTTGACGAAATCAGTTCGGAAAAGATTGCCGATGCAGCAGAAGTGATGCAATATCTGACTTCTGTCCTGCGTGGGGAAAGCACCGCTGAAATAGTCGTGGTCGAAGGTGTGGGTGACGGAATGTCCGAAGCACGGTCAATGACCAAAAAGCCTGACGAAACGCAAAGATTGAAGGCAGCGGAACTTTTGGGCAAGCGATATGGTCTATTCAAAGAGAATGTGAAACTGGAAGGCGCAGTTCCGGTGATCATCAAAGACGATATTCCCGAAACCGATGACTAAACCGGCACAAAAGAAGTTCAACGAAGTTTCGATGCAGAAGGTTGTCGGTAAAGGGTACAACCGATATTGGCATTTCAAAGGCAGATACCGTGTTGTGAAAGGCAGTCGTGCATCGAAGAAGTCAAAGACCACTGCGCTTTGGTACATCAAAAGCATAATGCAATACCCCGAAGCGAACCTTCTTGTCGTTCGAAAGGTATTCAGAACGCTGAAAGACAGTTGCTTCACAGAACTGAAATGGGCAATTCACCGCTTGGGCGTGGATGCACAGTGGGATGTGAAGGAATCACCCCTTGAAATGACATATCTGCCGACAGGTCAGAAAATCTTTTTCAGGGGACTGGATGACCCTTTGAAGGTCACATCAATCACGGTTGAAGTCGGTGTTCTTTGTTGGTTATGGGTCGAAGAAGCCTATGAAATCAGCAAGGAAGCCGATTTTGATATGCTTGACGAATCTATTCGTGGCGCAGTTCCCGAAGGACTATTCAAGCAAGCAACGCTGACATTCAACCCCTGGAATGAACACCATTGGTTGAAGAAACGCTTTTTCGACAGAGCAGACGAAGAAGTGTTGGCGTTGACAACAAACTATCAGTGCAACGAATTCCTTGACGATTCAGACCGCAGGATGTTCGAAGCAATGAAGAAGAACAATCCCCGAAGATACCGTGTCGCAGGACTTGGTGACTGGGGAATTGTCGAAGGTCTTATCTATGAAAACTGGAAGGAAGAAGTGTTTGACATCAATTCCGAACAGTTCAGAAAAGACCATCCAGGGTTGAAGTCGGGATTCGGTCTTGACTTCGGCTATACAAACGACCCTTCCGCAGCATTCATCGGATTCGTGGATTTGGAACATCAACAAATCTTCGTTTGGGATGAAATGTACGAAAAGGGTCTATCTAACAAACGGATTTTTGAAGTCCTGAATTCTATGGGATATGTCAAAGATCCATTCACCGCCGACAGCGCAGAACCAAAATCAATAGACGAATTGAAAGGTTACGGTTTGAGAACCAAAGGGGCGGTCAAGGGCAAAGACAGCGTGATGAACGGTATTCAATGGATTCAGGACTTCGAAATCATAATTCATCCCAGGTGCGTGAACTTCCTGACGGAAATTTCGAACTATACCTGGGCAACAGACAAGTTTGGAAACAAACTGAACATTCCGATTGACGATTTCAACCACTTGATGGATGCTATGCGTTACGGTTTGGAAAAACACATCAAGAAAAACGGTTGGATTTATTAAAAGGTAGGTGATTGAATGCTGACAGTCGAAGAAATCACAAAGTTCATCGGTGATGACGAAAGTGACCCCAAAAAGCAAAGAGCGAAGGAAGGCTTGCGCTATTACGAAGGGGAACACGACATCCGCAACTACAAACTGTATTATTACAACGCAGACGGCAAGATTGTCGAAGATAAGAGCCGAAGCAACATCAAAATCAGTCATCCTTTCTTCACGGAATTGGTTGACCAGTGCGTTCAATATATGCTGTCTGGTGATGATTCCTTCGTCAAGTCCGACAATGCAGAACTGCAAGCCGAACTTGACCTGTACTTCGGGGACGAATTCAAATCGGAACTTGCAGACACGCTGACTGACACCTGTGCAGGTGGATTTGGTTACATGTACGGATATATGAATTCCGACATGCGAACTTGCTTCACCTATGCGGAACAGTCCGGTGTTGTCGAAGTCAGAGCGAAGGACACGGACGATCACACGGAATATGTCATCTATTGGTACATAGACCGCATCGACAAAGGCAAGAAGAAGGTGAAGCGCATCCAGGTTTGGGATTCGAAACAAACCACCTATTTCTGCCAGGTTGACAACGGCAAAGTTGAAAAAGACAAGTCCGTTGAACTCAATCCACGCCCCCATATCATATATACGAAGAAGGACGGCACATATTATGACGGATTTGGTTTCATTCCGTTTTTCAGACTGGATGCGAACAAAAAGCAGACCAGTCATCTGAAACCTGTGAAGGAAATCATTGACGATTATGACCTGATGTCCTGCGGATTGTCGAACAACATTCAGGATGTCAGTGAAGCGGTGTGGGTGGTCAAAGGCTTCCAGGGTGACAACCTTGAAGAAATGATTCAGAATGTCAAGACCAAAAAGCACATCGGCGTTGAACCTGACGGTGATGTTGACATCAAAACCATTTCGATTCCGTATGAAGCACGAAAAATCAAGATGGAAACGGACGAAAAGAACATCTATCGTTTCGGAATGGGGTTCAATTCGGCGCAGTTGGGTGATGGTAATGTCACGAATGTTGTCATCAAATCAAGGTATGCGCTTTTGGACTTGAAGTGCAACAAACTGGAATCACGCCTGAAAGCGTTCCTTCGGAAGTTGGTCAAGATTGCGTTGAATGAAATCAACAAAATCAAAGGCACTGACTATCAACCCAAAGATGTGTACTTCGAATTTAACCGTGAAGTTATGACGAACGCAACAGACAACGCCACGATTGAATTCACGAAGGCACAGGCAGGGCAGGTTCGAATGACAACCCTTCTGAACGCAGCATCACTTCTTGACGATGAAACCGTGCTGAAAGAAATCTGTGCGATTTTGGATGTCGATTTCGAAGAAATCAAGGACAAAGTTCCGAAGCAACCGGCAACGGATTTGAACGATGCAAGCGAAAAGTTGGCAAGTGTCGTTCCCCAGGAAGGCGGTGATGGTGGCACAGGTGGTGAAGGCGTATGAATTCAAGACAGAAAGAAGTGATTGCAGCATCCCTTGATGATGAAAAAGCCGTTCTTTCTGCGCTTGAAAAGAACTACACCACAGCACTTGCCGACATCAAACGGAACATCAAGGAACTGCAATCGAACCCTTTGACACAATCGAAGGCATATCAACTGGACTTTCAAAGGCAGTTGGAAAGGCAGATTTCGGGCATTCTTGACAATTTGTCGGGCAAAAACTTCGCATCCATTGCAGATTATCTGAATACTTGCTATCAGACAGGGTTCATCGGTGCGATGTACGACATGCAAGGGCAGGGTGTTCCGCTGATTTTACCTATCAATCAAGAACAGGTGTTGAAAGCCGTTCAGAAAACTGGCGATGACATCAAACTGGTGAACAAAATCGGGGTTTCCACGAAGGAACTGAAAACACAGGTTCTTGAAGAATTGAAAAGGGGATTTGCCAGTGATCTGACCTACACCGACATTGCACGAAACATCAGCAATCGGGGACAGGCAAACTTGGGGCGGTCAATGACCATTGCAAGGACAGAAGGACACCGTGTGCAGAGCGAAGCGAAGATGGATTCCTATCACGCAGCGAAGGCGAAGGGTGCTGATATAGTCAAACAGTGGGATTCAACGCTTGACGGCGCAACCAGGGACACGCATCGAATGCTTGACGGACAGGTCAGAGAACTGGACGAAGATTTCACGGTCTTGGGCGCATCTGCCCCCTATCCTGGGGGATTTGGTGACCCTGCGGAAGATTGCAACTGCCGTTGTTGTATGTTGCAAAGGGCAAGGTGGGCAGTCGAAGATGAAACCACCTATGACAAGTGGAACAACGAAACAGGGGGCATCATTAAATGCACTGGATATGACGATTTCAAAGAAAAATACTTGAAAGCAGCGGAAGCATTGACAGAAAACGCTGAAAGCGGTATAATGTCAGTCAAGGAATGCAAGGATTTCAACAGTCTTTCTTCCTATATGATGGCGCAGTACGGCGTTTCCGTTGATGAAAGCGTTCACGCCCTGGATTTTCCTGCGGTTCAGCAGTCCTTGATGGGTGTCGAACAGGTTATGGAAGAATTTCCCCAGGCGCAAAGTGCGCTGAAAGGAATTTCAACTTCCAAATCGGGTGTGATGTCGGCAAGTTTCAACGGAACAATCAACTTCAACCCGAATTATTATCAAAACGGTGACCCACGGGTCGCACACACGATGGTTCAAGGCATCACGACAGGATTTCATCCTGCGAACACTGGTGTTCTTGAAACTGGCAGTCACGAAATGGGGCATCTGTTGGAAAGGGCATTGATTGAAATGTCGCACCCTGGCGTTGGTGCTTTGGATCAACTGTATCGGGTGCAGGCGTGGAGTAAATGCACAGAAGCGACAAACATCATTTCCGAAGCCTGCAAATTGGCGAAAAAGACCGAAGAAGGCAAAGGTTTGGTCAATAGTCAGTTGAAGGCAATGGTTTCGGGATATGCGACAAAGAACAACAGCGAATGCCTTGCAGAATGCGTTGCGGACTATGTTGCAAACGGCGAAAATGCTTCCATTCTTTCGAAAGAAGTTTGGAAAATCTTGAAAGGAAAACTTGGTTGACATGGAAAACTTCGAAGATGTGAAAAAATTCTTTGATTATCTGATCATAGACGATGACGGTTGGAAGGGTATCAGGAACGATGCCCCCGAATCCGCAAAAAAAGCCTATGCGGAATATATCGAGAAGGAAAAAGCAAACGCCGAAAAGGGCATCAAGGCGTAACGCCCACAACAATTCAATGATTGAAGCATCCTGAAAAGGGTGCTTTTTTCATACACTTCTTCAAAATTCAGAAGTAAAACAGAGCATTTCAAAATCCTGATGTAACAGGTAAAAATCATATTTGAAAAAGGAAGGTACAAAAAACATGACATTGCAGGAAATCTTGAAAAGTCAGGGACTGTCCGAAGAACAGATTCAGAAGATTGTCGGGGAAATGAAGCAGAACAAAATTTTCACGGCATCGGAAGAAAACCTGGATATTCGCTACGGCAAATTAAAAACCGATTTTGACAGTCTGACCAAACAGCACGGCGAATCCACTGCCTTGATAGAGCAGATGAAGAAGGACAACGCCGGCAACGAAGCATTGCAGGGGAAAATCACAGAGTATGAAACCAAAATGGCAACGATGGCTGCCGAATTGGAACAGACGAAGATCGATGCTGCATTGAAAGTTGCCCTTTTGGAAGCGAAGGCAGATGATGTCGATTATCTGACTTTCAAACTGAAAGAGAAAGGCGAACTGAAACTGGACGAAAACGGCAAAATCAAGGGCATCGATGACAGCATTGCTGCGTTGAAAACTCAATTTCCCAAACAGTTCATCACCGAACAGGGCAAGAAGGTTGACGAAAACAAATTGCCTGGAAGCGATGACGAACCGAACAACGAACCGCATTCACTTGCGGATGCGCTCAAAGCAGCGTACGAAACCAAAAATTAAAAAATTTTATTAAAAGGATGGTAAAAAATTATGCCTATTACTTTGGAAGAAATGAAAAAGGGCATGACCGATAAGGTCGCACAGCAGGTGGTTGACACCTTCATCAGAAAGTCGCAGTTGCTTGAACTGCTTCCTTTCGACAACGCCGTTTCCCCTTCGGGCGGAAGCACCTTGACCTATGCGTATATGCAGAAGAAGTTGCCTTCGACCACGGCGTTCAGAGCAATCAACAAGGAATACACGGCGAACGAAGCAACCGTGGAAAAGAAGTCGGCGGATTTGAAAATCTTCGGCGGTGCATTCGAAATTGACCGTGTTATCAAAGAAGCGGAAGGACTGTACAACAATATGCAGTTCCAAATCGAAGAAAAGGTCGATTCGGCAATCGGCACTTTCCACAACGCTATGATAAACGGTGACAGCGCATCGAATGCGGATTCCTTCGATGGTCTTGACAAGTTCCTTGTCGGACAGTCCACGGAATACGGCGTTGACAGCGAAATCGACCTTTCCACGATGGCGAAGTTGAAGGAAAACGCCGATGTGTTCTACGAAGCACTTTTGAACCTTATCAACAAGACCGGCGCAAGCGCACTTCTTGTCAACGAGAACATGAAAACCAAAATTCAGACCGTTGCAAGAATTCTTGGGTACAAAACCGAATCCGAAGAAGCATTCGGCAGAGTGGTCACCACCATCGGCGAAGGCAAAGTCCGCTTGATTGACCTGGGCAATGTGTACGAAGTCAAGGACGGCGCAGCAACCGAAAGCGCAATCATCCCTGTCAGCGCAGAAGGCTTGACCGACATCTATGCGGTCAGATTCGGCGTGGATGACGGCTTCTGCGGTGTGACGCTCACCGGCAACACGGCAATCAAGACCTTCTTGCCCGATTTCAACACGCCTGGCGCAGTGAAGAAGGGCGAAGTCGAAATGGTTGCTGCGGTTGTTCTCAAAAACACGAAGGCAGCAGGTGTTCTTCGTAACATCAAAATTCTTTAATCGGGAAGGTGAACGGACATGGCAAAACAGAATAACGAAACCAAAAACGCAAAGGTTTTCATTGTCGAATCCCCTGTGAAGAATTTCTGCGGAATCAACGCAGGCGGTGTTCATTTCGCTTACGGCAAAGCCGAAGTCAACGAAGGTTGGGTTCTCAACTGGTATCGTAAACACGGCTACAAGGTAACGCCGAAGGCGGACAAATCGGGCAAGGGTGGCGAAACCCCCGAAAATCCCGAAACGCCGAAAGACTAAAAACCTACAAGGGGGATGTGCCGTTGTGGGTGCATCCCCCAAATTTTTTGAAAGGGGTGCAGTATGATCATAACTGTGAAAGAAATCAAGGAAATGCCCGAATTCAAAGACATGTCGGAAGCAACTATCAAAAGGAAATTGACGGCAATCGAAGAATTGGTTCGTGGCTATACCAACAACAATTTTCAGAGCAGGACAAAGCGAATTCACGCACCTTCTTCCGAATCGAAACTTCAAGGGATTTGCGAATATTTCAAGGAAGGGGACACGGTGCAGATTACCGAATCGGAAGTCAACGATGGCTTGTATGTCATCACGGCAATCGACAAGGCAAACGGCACAATTACCCTTGACAAAGAATTGTACGAAGTAGGACACAACCTGGTGACCAAAATCGAATATCCGACAGCGATTGTTGAAGGAACAGTCAACCTGATGCTGTGGGATGTCGGAATGCGTGACAAGGTGGGAATTGCTTCGGAAACGCTGTCAAGACATTCTGTGACATACTTTTCGCAGGATGCAGGAAATCAGTTGATGGGTTATCCGGTGACCCTTCTTGGCTTCTTGAAACCCTTCACGAAGGCACGGTTCTGATGAAGAAAATCGGCGGAAACACATTCGCATTGTTCCAAACGAAGGTGAAAGGCAAACGCAACGAAATCGGTGAATGCGAAAACACTTGGGTTGATGCGCTGAACATCAAAGGGTGGCTTGACTTGTCAAACGGCGATTCAAAGCGTACCATTTACAGCGCAAAAATCCAGGAATCCACGCACATGTTTTTGTGCGATTATCAACCTTTGACCTTTGCACCGAAAGCGGAAACACCGGACGAAAAAATCACGCTGACGGCAGAGAATGCAAGAATAATCATCGAAGGTCAGGTCTATGACATAATGCTGATTGATGACCCCATGAACATGCATCAGCATTTTGAAATTTATCTGAAATACACAGGCGGTCAGAATGGCTGACGAAGGCATTCAGTTCGAAGATAACCGTGCGAAAGTAGAAGAAGCAATGGCGGAAAAGGCTATTGCTTTTTTATATGAAGCGGTTGCAGAACTGCAATCACAGACCGCCAGGAACAGCAGAGTTGACACAGGGCAAACAAAGGGGTCTTGGGACACCCATGTTGACGAAGCAACCCTTGAAGGAATGGTCGGTTCGGCACTGGAAAACGCTATTTGGGAAGAATTCGGCACTGGCGAATATGCGCTGAATGGTGATGGTCGAAAAGGCGGTTGGGCATACACTGACCGAAACGGCGAAACCCACTTCACGCACGGCAAGAAACCGAACCGTGCGCTGTGGAATGCTTTTCAAACCTTGAAACCGAAACTGATTAAAAGGGCAGAAGCGTTGATGAAGGAGTTGAACGGAAATGATTGAAGTGCTGAAAGTCTTAAATGACCACATGGTGAAGAAATTAAAACTGAACTATGAATTCGGTCAATACACAGAAACACCGCCCAAATACCCCTATTGGGTGGGTGATTACACAGAGCCTGAACCGCTTGAAGAAGATGGGTTGACAACGCCCACGGTCACGCTGACAGGATTTGCAAGGGGCAATTTCTTGGGATTGGAAGAAAGCAAGCAGAAAATCAAGGACTACTTCAAGGACGGTGTTTCGGTGATCACCGAAAGCGGTTCTGCGGTAGTCATTTATTATGCAGGCAGTCTGAACATCCCTTCGGACGAACAAGACCTGAAAAGGTCGCAAATCAATTTATCAATTAAAAAATGGAGTGTATAAAACCATGAACGAAGAATTCAGAACGCATGGCGTGACCGAAAACACGCCGAAAGAAATCCTGCTTGGCGCAGGTACTATTCACAAAGGTTTGAAGTTTGCCGATGGCAAATGGAACATCAAAGAATCTTTGTTTGGCGCAACAAGCGGTGGAAATAAACTTTCCATTGTTCCCGAAGTGTTGGATGTCGAAGTTGACGGCGCACTTGTCAAGACGAAGGGGTTGACCTTCAAACAGGGCGAAACGGCAACTTTGGAAACGAACCTTCTTGAACTTACGCCCGAACTCATCAAGACCCTTGTCATCGGTGAAGTCGTGGAAAATTCGGAAATCGAAGGCTACGATTTGATTGAATCCAGGGCGGACATCAAAGAAGGGGACTACTTCGAAAACATTGCCTTTGTCGGCAAGAAAACGGACGGAACGCCCATCATCGTCATCCTTGACAACGCACTTTGCACTTCGGGATTCGAAGCGGAAGGCAAGAACAAGAACGCAGCAGTCATGAAGGCAACCTTCGAGTGCTACGCAGACCCGAACAAAGGCAACCTTGACAAGTTGCCCTATCACATTTACTACCCCAAAAAGGCAGTAGCAACCACGCCCGAAGAAGGCGAAGCAGAAGCGCAGAGCGCATCGGCAAAATCCACCAAATAAAAGAAGGAAGGTATTTGAACAATGAACAACGAAATCAAAGAAGCGGTTGAAACCGCAGACAAAAAGGCATACGAATTCAGAAAACTGGGCGCACTTGATATTGCGCCCATGTGCAAAATCATCGGCAAAATCGGCATCACCGAATTCGGCAAGTGTTTCGAAAGCGAAACGGTCTTGAACCTTATCAAACAGATGAAGGGACAGCAGAACGCAGCGCAAATCCAGGACATTGCCGGATTGCAGGTGGTCTTGGAAATCGCAAACATTATCGTTTGCCACATCCCCGAAGTCGAAAAGGACATCTTCGCACTTCTTGCAAGTGTCAGCGGTTTGACCGTGGAAACCATCAAGGCGTTCGACCTTGCAACCTTCACGGAAATGGTGATTGATTTCATCAAGAAACCCGAATTCAAGGATTTTATTGGGGTTGTTTCAAAATTGTTCAGATAGGCTTCAACAGATATATGGACTTGCTATTCCACAGATATGCAAGTCCATATTTTCTTATTGACCAAATGATTTCGGTTGAAAGTTTCAGCGGATTTGTGCAGGAACTGCACGACAGAACCGAAGAAGAAAAGTTGTGGGAATTCTTCCTGCACAAAGTCCGTGATAAATCGTTCGAAGAATTCAAAGGTGCTTTGAACAGTCAACCGAAGGAAACTTTCGAATTCTCAAAGACCCAAATTGAAACAACAGTGAACAATTCCTTTGAAATAATGCAGGGATTCATCCCTGATGACCTGTAAAGGGGGTGAACAACCACATGGAACTTTTCAAATTATTCGGCAGTATTGCGGTAGAAAACGCCGAAGCGAACAGTGCGATTGACGAAACTGGGGACAAAGCGGAATCGTTTTCAAGCAAACTGAAAGACGGAATTGCAACCGCAGCGAAGTGGGGAACTGCAATCGTTGCAGGCGCAACCACCGCCGTTGCAGGATTGGCAAAACTGGCAACTTCTTCCGCATCTACCGCCGACAACATTGACAAGATGTCGCAGAAGATAGGCATTTCAAGGGAAGCCTATCAGGAACTGGATTTCATATTTTCCCAAAGCGGAACTTCCGTTGACAATTTGCAAATGGGCATGAAGTCCTTGATTGCAGCAATGGATGGTGCAGCATCGGGAACGGAAAGCAACATCGAACAGTTTGAAAAGTTGGGCATTTCCGTCACGGATGCGAACGGCGATCTTCGTGATGGCGAAGAAGTGATGTTCGAAACGCTTGCAGCATTGCAGGCAATGGAAAACCAAACCGAAAAAGCAAGGTTGGCAAGTGAACTGTTCGGGCGTTCCGGCACAGAACTGATGCCCCTTCTGAATAGTGAAGCAGGTTCAATCGAAGCGATGAAGGAACAGGCGCATGAACTGGGACTTGTATTGGGCGATGAACTCATTGATGACGGTGTTGAACTCACCGACACGCTTGACCAAACGAAAAGGGCGTTTTCTTCCATTGTCACACAGTTGGGTGGGGCATTGATGCCCATTCTGACGAAAGTGTTGCAATATGTTCAGAAAGGATTGCCCCGAATCAACGCATTGATGGATAAGTTGACACCTGTGTTGACGAACCTTTTCGATTCGTTGCTTCCGCCCTTGATGGACTTGGCAGAAGAAGTGTTCCCGATCTTGTTTGACTTGATTGAAATGCTTATTCCGCCCATCACAGAAATTGTGAAAACGCTTCTGCCGGTTATTACAAGCCTATTGCAAGCGGTCATCAAACCCTTGACAAACTTGCTGAAAACTGTGCTTCCACCGCTCATCAAAATAATCCAGGCGGTCATTCCGCCGTTGGTGGAAATCATTCAAGCAATCCTGCCTGTCATCACGCAGTTGATTGAAGCGTTGATTCCTATAATCGAAGAAATAATTGAATCGATTCTGCCGGTTGTCATCGAACTGGTCAATGCCCTTCTGCCCATAATCAAGCAGTACATTGACACGGTGCTTCCGATTGTCATTGATTTGATAAACAAACTGATACCTATAATCAAACAAATAATCACTTCCGTTTTGCCTGTGGTCATCAACTTGATTCAGAAGTTGACACCGCTTCTTGCAAACATAATCAGTGCGGTTCTGCCTGCGATTATTCAGTTGATCAATGTGTTGACACCGTTGTTTGATTACATTATCGAAAACATATTGCCCATCATAATCAAGTTGATCGAAACGCTGATTCCGATAATCACGGACATCATCGTGAAGATTTTGCCTGTTATCATTGAACTGGTCAGCACAATCATTCCGATACTGATGAAGATAATCGAAGCAATTCTTCCAGTCATCATTCAGTTGCTTGACATTATCGTTCCCATATTGGTGCAGGTGCTTGATGCAATCTTGCCCATTCTCATTTCGTTGTTGGAACTCATTTCACCGCTTCTTGAAGCGTTGATTCCTATCCTGCAACCGATTTTGGAATTGTTGGCACTTTTGCTTGAACCGCTCATTCAGTTGCTTGACCTTATCCTTCCGCCCTTGATTGAAGTCATCAGGGTGGTGGCTGATGTTCTGACTGGGGTGTTGTCGGGTGCGTTCTCATTCGTCACCGACATAATCAATTCGGTCATCACCGGACCCCTGGGCGGATTGTTGGAAATGTTGAAGAACATCATCACCTTCATCACTTCGGTGTTCAAAGGGGATTGGAATTCGGCGTGGAAGGCACTTGGAAACATTCCTGTCGGCATCATCAACGGTGTCATTTCGGGGTTTGAATCCTTGCTGAACTTCTTCATCAACGGCGTCAACAAAATCACCAAAGGTCTTTCATCCGTTTGGACTTGGATTGGCATTCCTGCAATTCCTGCAATCCCCACGGTCAGTTTCGGGCGCATTCCGCAACTTGCCGAAGGTGGTGTCTTGGAAAAAGGGCAGGTCGGCTTCCTGGAAGGTGACGGTGACGAAGCGGTTGTTCCGTTAGAAAAGAACACTGGGTGGATTCAGAAGGTTGCAAATAAAATCTATGAATTCAACCTGGAAGCAACCCAAAACACAGCAGATGTCGCAGGACAGGCGGAAATGTTGGCTGACCGTATAACGGCAAGCATCGACAATCAGACCAGTGTGCTGTCGAATGTGCTGAACACAATCCTTCAAGCAATCTACAAACTTGACGAAGGTTTGGGTGATAAACTTTACGATGCGATGTCAGGATTGCAGTTCCGCATCAACGAAAGGGAATTTGCCCGATTAGTAAAGGAAGTGTGATATGCTTGAAAGAATAAAGTTTGTAAACCACATGAACGAAACGATGGACTGGGGAAGCGGATGCAACGGCATTTTCGTGAACTCAAATGACCTGCGAAATTATTCGTGGGACTACACGAAGGAAAACAACAAAATTTCGGCGTTTTCACAATCCATTGTGAAGAAATCTGTCCCCATAGTTATTGCCTGTCAATCGGAAGAAGAAGGCGTTGAAGTTAAAAACAGACTTTTCGAAATATGTGAAAAAGATGTTCTTGCAACGCAGCACGGCAGACTGATTGTCGGGGACTACTATTTGAAGTGCTTCATCAGCGGTTCTTCCAAATCGGATTATCTGTACCACAAAGGATATTTGAAAGTCACGCTGACGATTGTCACAGACTATCCGCAGTGGATAAAGGAAAGCACGGTCACCTTCCGAACATCCGAAGATTCGGTTGCACAGGAAGGTGCAAAACGCAACCTTGACTTCAATGTGGATTTCGCATACAACTACGCATCTGAACTGTACGGCAACACACTGAACAATGCAGGGTTTGTCGGGACGAACTTCCGCCTGATTATCTATGGCGCATGTACGAACCCCACAATCTACATTGCCGGTCACCGCTATCAAGTGAACCGCATTGTCGAAGCGAATGAATATCTGACCATTGACAGCGTTGAAAAGACAATCACGCTGACGAAGCGAAACGGCGAAATTGTGAACTGTTTCAACTTCCGTGACAGGGATTCATATATCTTCGAAAAAATCCCTTCGGGAAGCAATGTGGTCAGTTGGAACGGTGATTTCGGTTTTGACATCGTTCTGATTGAAGAAAGGAGTGAACCCAAATGGACTTGATCTACATGGATGAAAAGAAAAGGGACATCGGGGTCATGAAGAACTTCACGCTTGATTTGGCGTTTGGTGAAGATGAAAACAACTTTGAATTGTCAACCGTCATGGAAAACGATGTGTGCAAATCGGGGTTCTACATATACGCCGAAGGCACTGACTATGGTGGAATAATTGACCAAATCAAAGTCAACACCAGTTCAAATTCGCTGAAATACATCGGCAGAACCTGGCACGGCATTCTTGGAAGCAAAATCCTTCAACCCGATGAAGGGCAGGACTACTTGACATTATCGGGGGATGCAAACCAGGTTCTTGCCCAACTGGTTCAGCGAATGGGTCTTGGTGACCTTTTCACAGTAAAAGACGAACCGTCAGGTTTGACGGTGCGAAATTATAAGATGAACAGATACATTGACGGCTACAAAGGCATGTGCAAAATGCTTCAATCCGTTGATGGAAAACTGAACATCACCTTCCGTGAAGGGTTTGCGACACTATCCGCAAAACCGTTGACGGACTATTCGAAGAATGAAGAATTCGATTCTTCGCAGATCAGTTTCGAAATCAAAAAGACCTTCAAGCCAACAAACCATGTGATTTGTTTGGGCGCAGGTGACCTTGCGGAAAGAACCGTCATCCACCTGTATGCAGACCAGGACGGAAACATTTCGCACACGCAGACATTCTTCGGAATGGACGAAGTGTGTGAAGTGTACGATTGCAGCAACGCAGAATCGGATGAAGAACTTGAAGAAGGCGGAAGGGAATTGTTGCAAAAATCGTGGAATTCCGATTCCGTAAAAATCAAATTCACGAACACATCTTCGGTGTATGACATCGGGGATGTTGTCGGGGCAAAAGAAAATGTCACCGGCATTTCAATCGTTCAAAAAATCATCAAGAAAATAGTCACCCTGAAAAACGACAGGGCAACTATATCTTACAAGGTAGGTGAATAAAAATGGCAAATATGCATCTTGTCACAGGCTATGCAAACAAAGAACACATCAAATCGGCAGACCAGGGAAGTTTCAATGCAGCGATGCTTGGCGAAGGGGAATTTGTTCTTGAAAGGGGGAACAAGTTCGCATCGACCATCATTTCAAACAACATCGTCAGAATCAAGGACGGTGACATTCTCATGCAGGGAAGGCACATCAGGCTTGATGATGGTTCATACATCGACCTGGATTTCGAAAACGGACAGCAAGGGTTCAAACGCAACGATCTGATTGTGGTCAGATACACAAAAGACAGCGCAACCGGCGTTGAAGAAACAAACCTGGTTGTCATAAAAGGAACGCCCACAACCGACAACGCAACAGATCCCGACACGATAAGGGGGGACATTATCAATGACCATGTGCTTGTCAACGACATGCCCCTGTATCGTGTACCCTTTGATGGGTTAAACATTCAGAATTTGGTATGTCTGTTTGAAGTTCTTCCGTCATGGAAAACATTGAAGGTGCAGTCCGTTGAAGAAACGCAGACGGCAATTCAGACGGCAGCAGAGCAAAAACTCAACGAAGCGATTGACACCATCGAATCGCAAATGAACGAAGTAGTTGAACAGGCGGAAGATGCCGTTGCAAGAGTTCCTGCGGTAAAATCGGGAACGACAGACCCGACAAAGACCACTGTCGGCATTCTCGGTCAAATCTACATCAACACGGCAAGCAAGAAAATCTTCCACTGTGTCGCAGTTGCTTCGGGTGTTTACACTTGGGTTGGTGATGTTTTGCCCGAATTGATTGTGACCACAAAGAAAGGGGTCACGGTCACCGTGACGAACGGTGTCATCACTTACAACGCAACTTCGAACGGCAAAGCAACTTTCACCGTTCCGAATTATGGCAAGTGGACGGTTTCCGCAACTATTAACGGCACGGTTATTTCGAAGGTTGTCGATGTCACCGAAGCGAAACAAATTCCTGTTCTGCTCGGCTATCAGACAATGACGGCAGTCATCAATCTGTCGAACAGCAATCCTACAACCTGCGTAACATACGCAGATGATGCGGTTGGAATGACGGCGGAACAGTGGGATGAATTCTTCGGACACTATCCGGTATTATTGAAGGACGGCAAGGAAGTCGGAAGATTAGACCGGAACAATTATGCGCTTTTTGAAGATGGCAGTCTTGCCGACATCGAATCGGGCAAAAGCGGTGATGTCATGATTGCATTTCCCCGAAGGGGACTGAAAATCACAAAATCAGGAACAACCACCATGACGATTTCGATGACGAACGACCCCGACAACCCTGACTTCAAATATTATGCCCATCAAAGGGGAAGTGTACAAAAGAATGTGTTCTATATTGGTGCATTCAAAGGGTACAAGGACGGTGACAACAAACTTCGTTCGTTATCGGGTAAAACACCAACAGTCAGCATCACCATTGGTGCTGCAAGAACCTATGCCCAAAATAACGGCAGCGGTTATGAACAATCTGCATTCTATCAGTTGTTGTTCAGACAGTGCGCCTATGTCATGAAGTTCGGTTCGCTGAATTCACAAATGGCAGTCGGAAAAGGGTTGGTCAGTGCAAGCGCAAAGGTCAACACTGGCGGTGCGAACGCCTATGGAATGGATTGTGAAATTATAAAAGCAAGCAATCCTTCCTACATGACGGATGGCAAACATCAAGTGAAGTGTTTGGGTGTGGAAGATTTTTGGGGTAATGTTTGGGAATGGATTGACGGTTTGGTCACCGATTCAAGCAACCCCATAAACATTCTGACGAACACCGACAACTTCCAGGACAACGGCAAGGGCGCAGGGTATATGACCACATCTTCGGGAATGTCAAGCGGAAACGGCGGTTGGTTGAAAGAACCGCAGGGCAACACCGAAGCAGGTTTCACATTCAAGGCAAGCGGTGGATCGTCAACCACATACTTCACCGATTCTGCGTATTTGAGTGGCGGTTATGTCGCTCTTTTCGGCGGTTATTGGTCGGATGGCGATTATGCCGGTGCTTTCTATTTGATTGTGAATTATTCCGCTTCGGTTTCGGATGGTATTGTTTCGGCGCGCTTGATGTATTTATAACAAAAACAGGGGTGTCGAACGATTGAAATATTATCAAGAAGAAAAGCACAACAAACAAGTTCGATTATACGAATTTGAATGGCAGTTATGTCACTAATTTCGGCAGTAATTGGTCGAATAGCGATAATACCGGTACTTTCTATTTGAATGTGAATAATTCCACTTCGGATTCGAATGGTAATGTTTCGGCGCACTTAAAGTTTTCAAAAGGTTCATATTGTTTGGTGAACCCCCGATGCAAGTCGGGGGTTTGACATAAACGAAGTGCGTTCGCACCCTGCCACAGGGCAAAACACAAAAACCTTTATCCTGTATTAGTAGCCTTCCGAATGTACTTCCGAAGGTCGAAAGTTCGGGGAAAGAAAACATCAACAAGGGGTGTTTCTATGAAAAGATATGGCAATATCTACAAAGAAATTTTCACAATGGAAAATTTGAAACTGGCGCACAAAAACGCCAGGAAGGACAAAGCCTTCTACAAGGATGTGAAGAAGGTTGACAGTGATCCCGAATTCTATCTTGGGCAAATTCAAGAAATGCTGATGAACAAAACCTATACCGTCAGCGATTATTCGGTTTCAACAATAAACGACAAAGGCAAAGACCGTGAACTGATGAAACTGCCGTATTTTCCCGACAGAATAATCCAGTGGGCGATTTTGCTTCAAATCGAAAAGGTGTTCGTCAATACCCTTTGCGGTCACACCTGCGCTTCACTGAAAGGCAGGGGAATCAAAAGGGCAATGAAACTTGTCGATGAATTTATGACGGATGTTCCAGGGACGGAATTCTGTTTGAAAATCGACATTCGGAAGTTTTATCCGAACATCAACCACGCAGTTCTGAAACAGTTGCTGCGGAAGAAATTCAAGGATGCGGATTTGCTTGAACTGCTTGATAGAATCATCGATTCCTATCCTGGGGAAAAGGGTGTTCCGATTGGTTCATACCTTTCACAATACCTGGCGAATTATTATCTTGCATACTTTGACCACTGGTTGAAGGAAGAAATGCAAATCAAATATGTTGTCCGATATATGGATGACATTGTGATTTTTAGTTCGTCAAAAGCATTCTTGCATAGCCTTCGAAAGCAGATGGACGAATATCTTCGAATTCGGCTTGACCTTCAAATCAAACCGAATTGGCAGGTGTTTCCTGTCGATGCAAGGGGCGTTGACTTTGTGGGATATAGGTTTTTCCACGGTTACAAACTACTACGCAAAACCACCTGCAAAAAGTTCAAGAAGAAAATGGTGCAAATCCAAAGGAAACAGTGTGACGGCAATCTGATCAACTATTCTGAATGGTGCAGCGCAAATTCTTACAACGGATGGTTGAAGTGGTGCAATTCATATCGGTTACGACAAAAATACATCGAACCGATTCAACCTTCGTTGGATAGGTACTACAACGAAGTTGTCAAATCAAAATCTAAAAGGAAGGTGCAATCATGAAAGACATGGGAATT